TAGCTCCCGTCGCCGTTGAATACAATGCTGCTAATTACTGGCCGATATCGCTTTTAGTAGTAGCATTGATATTCATTTTTAGTCTAATATCCAAGAATAAGTATGTTAATATATTTGCTATATTGTCATCGATTATTATATCCTATTTAATATGTTTAATACTGAGCGTAACTGAAGTGTTTACCGCTGGGCATCCAGCTTACGTAGATTTAACTAATGTTACTAAGGTGTCATGGTTTAGGTTTAATTTCATTATGCCTTGGGGAATTCCTAAATTTAGTTTCTTAGCATTCGGTGCTATATTAGCAGGTTTCTTTGCCGTAATGATAGAGTCTATAGGAGACTATCATTCTTGCTCATATGCAGCTGGTTTAGACGACCCTGATTCAGATACCATAAGTCGTGGTATTGGAGCTGAAGGAATAGGTTGTGCTTTAGCTGGAATATTTGGAGCTGTAGGTACTACATCTTATACAGAAAACATAGGTTTAATAAGTCTTACAGGTGTAGCTTCCAGATATGTCGTAAGAATAGGTGCAGTTATTCTTATAATACTCAGTATGATAGGAAAACTAGGTACATTGATAGCTACCATACCTAGTCCTGTAATAGGTGGAGCTTACATAGCTTTATTTGGAATTATAGGAGCATTAGGTATACAAGTTCTTTTGAAAGCCGACATGACTAGTCAACGAAATGTTTTAATAGTCGGTTTCGCCTTCTTAATGGCTCTTGGTCTACCAGGTTGGGTAGAAGGACAACAAGAAGTATTCTTTGATTATGGAGTTATAGGTCAAATAATTTGGGGTATTTTAAAGACACCGATGGCAGTCGCAGGAATACTTGCAGCTATTTGTGATAGTTTGATTCCTGGTACTCCTGAAGAAAGAGGTGTAAAGATTTAAAAAACATGTTTACAAAACTCCTCTTCTGTGTTATAATTATAAGAGAAGAATTTTAAAGGAGGTTTTTTAATGAGCAGCGTATATGGAAGAGGAGTTCAAATTGTTAATAAGTTGGAAGAGTTGTGGGTTGAGAAGTATAGACCTTCTAAACCTGATGAATTGATTGCTTCTCCTGAAGTTAAAAACTTCGTTACTAGTTGTATAAAGAAGCAGTCAATTCCAAATTTGTTGTTATATGGTCGACCCGGTACAGGAAAGAATTCGATAGTTAATATTCTGTTAACTAACATCGATTGTGTTAAATTAATTATCAATGCATCTGAAGAACGTGGAATAGATACTATTCGTGAAAAAGTTTTAGGTTTTTCAACAACTGCAGCTTGGGGCTCTAAACCAAAGATAGTAGTATTGAATGAGGCAGATGGACTTGCTCCAGCTGCTCAAGATTCTTTACGTGAAATAATGGAAAATGTATCAAATAATTGTAGATATATTTTAACTTGTAATAGTATAAGTAGAGTTAATGATGCCATTCGCAGCAGGTGTGTAGAGTTTGAACTCAAACCAAGACCAAAAGATATTGTTAAGAGATTGGTAGAAATTTTACGTGAAGAAGGTGTAGATTTTACAAAAGACTACATAGTTTATATAGTTAAAAAATACAATACAGATATTCGTAAGATTATTAATGAAACTCAAAAAATATACAATATATATGGTGAATTGAAGATAGTAGATGTTGAGAATAATAACGACAGTTATTTCGAGCTTCTACTAGATAAAAATAAGTCAGTAAAAGAAATTGCCAATGTAGTTAAAAAACTAGTATTAAGCGATGATATATATGCAGAATTAAAAAAATATGTTATTAACAATTATGATAGTCCTGAAGCTATCATAGCTATAGCCGAACATGCTTATAAAGACCGATTCGTGGTGGATAAAGACTTAGTTTTAATGAGTTGTATTTTTACTTTAAGGGAGATACTGTAAATTATAATTTACAGCCTCCCATTTTTTGTTATAATATAAATAAGAATATAGTGGAAGAAAGGAGAAATGATATATGAATTTATACAAGGATTTAATACAACGAATTAATATTGATAGTTATGTAACAAGTCCAAGAGGTATGCTGATTAAAGAAAGAATAGGTGAGAGGTTGGAAGTTACCAATAATGAAGTTATTATAAATTCTGAACTTAGAAATACTACGAATAACAAGACACCTGAAGGTAAGTATTTAAGAGCAGAATTTATGTGGTATATGTCCGGTCATATTTATCCGGATTATATAGCATTATTTGGTAAGATGTGGGATAAATTGAGAAATCCAATAAGGGATGAGCTCCATATAAATAATGTTAATTATGCGAATGCAGTCAATTCAAATTACGGTTATCATGTGTTCCATAAAGATGTTGTAGAACAATACGAATATGATAGAAATAATTCACCTTTTAAATATGTAATTAAGACTCTAGAAAAGGATATTCATAGTAGACAGGCAATAATTCAATACACACTACCTGTTATTTATGAGGATAATATAAAAGATTTTACATGTACACAAAACCAACATTTCCTAGTAAGAGAAGGTAAACTGTTTAATTTAATCCATATAAGGTCTTCAGATGCAATTAAGGGATTAACATTCGATATTCCTTGGTGGGATATTGTAGCGCAATTTTTGTCTAGAATTTTAAATGTACAATATGAATATATGCAAGTTAATATAGGTAGCGCTCATTTTTATGAAAGAGATTTTGAGCTGATAGATAAACTTACTAAGACTGATATTAAATGGAATAGGTTAATTTTAAGAGATAATGCTGCAATTATAGATGGTTTGATTGGTTTCCTTGATTTAATATTATATAAAATCGATGAACAATTTAAGAAAAATAATATTATTTTAAACGTAAATATGAAAGATAATTTTGAATTTGTAAGATTAGAATTAGAAAAAATGAAATATTCGCATTGCAATTTTATGAATATATTGGATATAGCTTTAAATATTGCTGATACTTTTGTTTCTTTTGTTAGTGACATTCATGAAAATAAAATAATACACTTTGATAAAGAATGTTTAAACGAAATAAATACTATGTACTTTGATTCGTTTTTTGATATAATAATATAAATATGAATAATAAAGGAGGAATTGAGTAATGGAAGAAATGATGATAACACTTAATGAAGAAGGTATAAAGAGTTTAAAAAATCTGGTTTTGTTTTGTCCAGGTACTTTCCCATCTGTACCTGTAAAATTTTTTAAAGATGAGGACGGAATTAGTTATGTGTCTATAGAAGCTATAGATATTAACGGTGATGTCGTATTTTCTGGTAGATCAAAGATTAACGATATAGAATTGGAAGAGAATACAGGAATGATTATACTATTACCCCTCAATAAGACACTTACGAATATAATACTCAACTCAGATTTTACCACCTTAGAAGTTTCAAAGAGTAAAATAGTTGCAAGCAGTCCAAATAAGAGGATAACACTGTCCTTGTTTTCTGTAAGCGAAGATGATATAATGGAATTCCCTTATACAGGATTAGAATTGTATCAATTAGCTAAAGATGATAATGGTATTGAAGATTCCAATTATGTCCTTTTTGAACCAGATTTAGATGAGTTTAAAGAGCTTATTAATACTATATCATCTTTTGTAAACATTACCAGTATAACATTTAAAAGCCGTAACGGTAAGTTGTTCGTAAAAAGCAAAGATATGTTAGGTAATAAGATTGAATATACTTTTGACAATGTACCTGTGGATGGTCAATTGAACTGTACCTATAGCATAGAGCTCATTAAACATTTAAATAAAGTAATGAAACTTAAGGATAATGAAAAAGTAGAGATGCTTATAAGTGATTTAATTATCGCCCTTACAGTTAAAGATGAAGAAGAGAATTCAATAATTACTATCGCTATTACGGCTATCAGAGAATAAATTTTTAATTAAGTGTTATGAAAATAAATTTAACTAAACAGCAACAGAAGCCACCACTTCTATAAGTGGAGGTAGTTCACTTATATATAACACTTAGATTAAATGCCCTCGTATGAGGGCATTTTTTTGTACAAATAACTTAAACTATGTTATAATAATAAAGTAAAAAAAACTTAAATGAAAAGTGAGGAATGTAGGCGTGCAACATATTATATTTGATTGGTTTAATTTAGTAAAACGTTATACGCATGTACAGAGTTTGTCTGAACTAGATGAAGCAGAGATAGTAACTAAAGTGACATATGGTTTGTTAAATAACATATCCAACATAATAATAGAGAACAAACCTGACGTCGTTTATTTTTGTTCAGATAATGGCTATAATAAAAGAGCCAAAGCCATAGTTAAAAATTACAAGGAAAATAGAAAGAGAATGAAGAGCTTAACTGAGGAAGAGAAAGAAAAGAGTTATTTAGAATATATTAAGAAAATACTTTATACATTACCTACTCCATTCATAGAAGTCAAAAATACTGAAGCCGACTTTATTATATATATTTTAATCAATTATATAAAGAGACTAGATAATAAAGCTAAGTTTACAGTGGTCTCAAACGACTCGGACTTTATACAAATTTTAGATGATAATGTAGAGCTCTACAATTTTAATAAAGGCTATATTAATAAAGATAATTGGTATAAGAAATATAATCTAGATTTTTATTTTAATCACAAGAATTACGCTTTAGGTAAATCCATAGTAGGTGATAAGAGTGATAATATAGATGGTATAAAAAATTGGGGTTGGCAGAAAGTTTCACATGTTTTCAATATTCTAAATTTAGTGTATAATAAAGATATGGTATATGACAACGTTGAAGTACTACATGACTGTGTTAAATATGCTATAGATAATAATACTTCTTTAGATAAAAAAGATTTAAATTTATTAAAAAGATTTAATAATATTTTAACCAAAGAAAATAAAAAGATAATAAGTGATAATCAGTCTATAATAGATTTATCAAACCTAGAAAATCCGTTTATATATAAGATAAACAACACGATAACAAGAGAATTATTTGAGAGGAAATTAAACTATAGCCATAAAAAATTTTTAAAATATTTATGTTTAAATATATATGAAGGAGAAGACGAATATCATCAAATATTAAAGAAGAATGCTAAAGCAGCTACAGTATTCAAGTTTCAAGCAGCTAAGACTTTAAAAGCTATAAGCATAATGAAAAATAGAAAGAGGTGATTGAGCTGAAAGCTCTACTAATCGGTGACTTGCATATAGATAATGTAAAGACCTCTATAACAAATAGTGATTCTTTTCATGAGATTTTTAATTTATTTGATTTAATAAGAAATATTATAGATGAGGAAAAACCTGATTTTGTTATATTCTTTGGTGATGTCTTCAATTCGCCTAACAAAATCAGTTCATCTGTAATAAGTATCGTATCGAAACTTATTGCTGATATATCAGTTGATACGACTACGTTATTTATAGTAGGTAACCATGATGATTTTGATAATAAAGTTTCTGAGGTAAAAGTCGGCGATCGCAATATAAAGGTAAGAAGCTCTTTATTATCTCCATTTGCTTTCTATCCAAACGTAATAGTATTTGATTCTCCGAAAGTCGTTAAAATACAAGATGGAGTAGAAGTTGCTTTTATACCTTATTCTACAGATATATATGAAAGTTTAGCTGAAGCAGATAAGCATTTTAGTGCTGGTACCAAGAGAATATTAATGGGACATTTCGATATGTACCAAGTTTTTTATAGACATAAACAAGCAGGAAATGAAGATAGGAAACATCCTTCAGCTGAAGAATTAATAAGAAAGTACAATTATGATTTAGTATTATTGGGACATATACACGACCCGGCTGAATATGAAGTCGATGGTAAATATGCTAAATATATAGGTTCTTGCAGAAATGTAGACTTTAGGAATTTAGGAGAAGAAAAAGGAATATACATATTTGACTTTGATACTTTCGATATGAAGTTTATAAATAATCCTTATACGTACGTATATAAGATATTTGACAATTTAGATGATTTAGCGAATTATTGTAAGAATAATGAACCATATAAACTAAGCAAGACTAAGGTGCTTTATAAATATTCTGGCGAAACTGATATGCGCAAAGCTCTACAATTTAAAGATAAATTAAAACTTATTAAATTTGCTAAGAGGATGGATAATTTGGATAATAATAATTTAACTAATATAAACAATAATATATTACAAGAATTCGAACAATTGATTACTAATAATCTTATAACACATGAAAAACTTGTAGATTATGCAATACAATTTAAAGAACCACCATGTAAAGAAACGGCTTTAAAGATAATAGATTATATAAATCGTATTTAAAAGAAGAAAGGGAGATGCAATAATGTTCAGAAGAATTAAAGAATTTTTTTCAGGTATAAGATTAGGTTTGGCGATATTTTTTATTAAAATGTCTATTAGGATAATTGATAAAACTAGTTTAGAAGGTATTGCGTTAGTAACAGCCATTAATACATGGGCTAGATATTTAGAACATATGTATAAAGAAACTACGGGGGTTGATTTTTACGAAGAGCTTGATAAAAATCTTAAAAAGATAGGAGAATGATACGGAAATGAGAATAAAGAGCATTAAACTTGAAAATTTTCTATCGTTTGAGAATGTACATTTGGATTTTATCAATGATATTAATGAGACGCCAAAGCTTTATTTGATAGACGGATTAAACTATGATGGAGATAATGAAGATGCTAGCAATGGAAGTGGTAAGTCAGCCCTAATAGGAGAATCATTGACATTTAATATTTATGGTAAAGGTTTAAGAGGTTCTAAACAAAAGGTAAAATTGAATGACTTAATAAGACATGGTACTGATAGAATGTTTAATCGTATAGAATATTTTATTAATACGGAAGAAGGTGTTAAAACTTTAAGTATAGAAAGAGAGAAGATATTAGATGGTCCAAATAATGTTAATATATTAATAGATGGAGAATCAAAAACTAAGAGAACTAAAAGATTATCTGATAAAGATATAAGCTTATTTATAAACATTAATCCCGATATATTTTCTCAAATCATCGTCTATTATAGAGATAATTTAAACTTGCTATCAATGAACTATGGCCAAAGGTTAGACTTCTTTAAAAAGGTTATAGATTTATCTATTATAGATGATTATTATGTAAAAGTTAAGGATTTTAGAAATGAAAATGAAAAACATTTATATAGATTAAAGCAGAATTATAAGAGTACGAAAGAGATAATAGACATTGTCGATGAAAATAAAGATAAATATAAGAGTTATCTTGTTAATAGATTAAATGAATTGTATTCGGAATTGGAGAAACTTAAGAGCGTAAAGTTTGAAGATACTGATAAATTGAAAGAAAAGTATAAAAAGTATACAGAAGCAATCGATTTAGCAAATGAAGAATTAGTCGAAATACAAAGCAATATATCTTATACTAGGAAGACTATTGATAAACTAAATAAAGAAGTACAGAAGATAAATAAGCTTTCAGGTGGCGAGTGTCCGACATGTAAACAATATATAGGCGAAGCCCATATAAATAACATTAATAATGTTTATAAAAAAGAGATAGATAAGCATCAACAAGAGTTAGATACATTGCTAGAAAAATATGATATTATTAATGGTAAGATAAAGAAGATAAAAGAAAAAGCCGATGTTATTAAGAATAATATAAATAAGATAGAAAACGACATTTATATGCATAATCAAAAGATAAATAGCATTAAAAAGGAAATAAAGAAAGTAAAGAGAGACATAGAAGAATTGGAGAATGATGATACCCAAAATGTAGATAAGAATAAATATGAGAAGAGATTAGAGCATATTGAAAAGGCGATTAAATTGCGTGAAAATTGGGCTGAATCAGCAAATTATTGGTATGATTTACTTGCTCCAAAATCACTGCTGCGTAGTACTATAATATGTAAATACATAAACATTCTATCTGATATTTTTGAGTATTACGTGTCTAAATTGTATAACAATGAGATATTAAGTAAAATAGAGATAGATGATTCTGGTCAAATTGATTTTATATTGTATAAAGACAATTTCGAGATAAACTATTGGCAGATGAGTTCTGGAGAAAGAAAGAGAATTGATATAGCAATGATATTATCACTTTATGAATTTACATCGCACCTTAATCCAAACATACCTAAGTTTATGATATTAGATGAAATTTATGATTCTCTTGATTATCCAGGAATAGAAGCAGTTACACAAACATTAATTGATGTACAAAAGAGACATAATATAGATTTATATATTATATCACATATACCATTACCTTTAGAGGATATAGATGAAAGCGTAGATTTAAGACGTATATTGGTTACTAAGAAAGACAAAGTATCATCAGCCCAATTTGTCGATTAATTTTGGAGGCTATTATATATATTATGAAAAATATCCTAGGTAATAAGCTAGTACCTACGAAATATCAAAAGAAAATTATTAAACAAATAAAAAATAAGAATGCTTTAGTTACAATGCCTACAAATTCAGGTAAGACATTAGTAGCTTATAAATGGGCTGATGTATTAAGAGATGATTACACTAAAATAATATTTACTGCTCCAATAAAAGCCCTATCTAATGAGAGATATAGAGAATTGAGTAAGCAAGGGTTAGACGTAGGTTTGGTGACAGGAGACGTTAAATGGAATCCTAACGCTCAAATATTATGTATGACACAAGAGATATACCATCAATTCTACTACACTAAACCTGCTTACGTCATAATAGACGAATTCCATTATATATTCAATAATTTTGATAGGGCTAGGTGTTATATAGAATCAATTACTAATACTCATCCAAAATCAAAGATATTATTGATGTCCGCTACGTGTAAGAAACCTGAAAATATAAAACATTTTTTAGAAAATTTGACAGGCAAAAAATTCAGTTTAGCTACTTCTAATGAGAGGTTAGTACCACTTGAATTTGATATAAATGGAATTCAATTAAAAGATATTAAAGATAGCTTGGTCTTTTGTTTTTCCCGCAAGAGCATTGAGTATTTAATAAGAGAATTTTATAAGTATAGAAATAAAATTAACACAAAAACAATTAAAGAGATCTCTAAATTAGCAGTACATTATAACATTAAGTTTTTTGATGAATGGGAGATAGGTATTTCAAGGTATCATGGAAAGCTGCTACCCAAAGAAAAAATGTTCATTGAGTTTCTTTATAGACATGATTACATCGATACAGTAGTAGGTACCGATGCCCTTTCATTAGGAGTAAATTTACCCGCTAAATATGTAGTATTAGCGCAGCTTTATAAACAAGGTTTTGGTTTTATTAAACCTTCAGAATTCAATCAAATGGTAGGTAGAGCCGGTAGATATGGACAAAGTGAGATTGGAATAGCTACATGGCTCAAAAATTCTCCTGTCGAAAGTAAACATGTAGATATGAAAAACGAGTTTATAAGATACACAAAAGCTAAACTAGAAGACACTAATATAATGGTGGATGTAGATAATAAAGCTTTAATAGCTGGAAGAACTGTAGAAGAAGAAGCATTAATGTGTGATAAATTCTCTTATCCAGGTAATAAGCTAGATTATTATTATAATTTAACTAAACAAAATAATATGATAATAGTTGAATATTTAAATAGTTTAAGAGAAGTTTATAATGAGTATCAAGTTGACATGTTTAAAAGATATATAACAAGCGCGTATTTATCAGAATGGAGTTTAGAAAGAAATTTAAGTACTGCTAAAATATTGGTAGATTTAGCAATGGAAAATCCAATAATTGATTTACAAGGGTTTTTAAATATAATAGAAAATATATTCGAGATAGGTTCTATAAGCATAGGTGAATATTTACAGGAATTGCTGCTTATCCATAAATATTTTAACAATTTAAAGTATATAAAGGAATTACAATTTAAAAATACTGAATATATAAAAGATTTGATAAATGATATAGATTATACAATCTTTAGACCAGATTTGAGTATTGAATAAAAACATGTTTACATATTCCAGAAATGTGTTATAATTAAAATGTAAATGATATTAGATGGTAAAGGAGTTGATCGGAGATGTTTTTGGTAGTAGTAGATGAGTTTGATAAGGAATTCAGGAGGAATTACGAAGTTTACTTTAAAGTAAGCAACAAGAGGAAAAGGACTCCGGAATTTGGTAAATTTCCGGTTGAAGACTTCAGAGTATATTTCATTGATGAAGTTACTCCGTTGGAAATGAAGAAGCTTCCAACATATTTTTTAAGATCAGTTAAAAATAAGTTTCTTGAAGGAGAGTATTTTTTGGCGGTTAATTGTGACTTAGAAGATTGTGAATTTGTGTGTGAATTTGTGATTATACGAGGTCCAGAGAAAGATTTGAGGTGTGGAATATGCAAAGATATGTATGAGTTAACTCATGTCTATACTGGTACAGCAAGGATGTTGATGGATTTTTACAGTATAGATATGGAAGAACTTTGTGCAAGAATGAATAAAGCTGAAAGAAAGAAATTCATGACAGATTTTATAGTTAATTGGTTCCAAACCATAGGTTTAGATATGATTATTGATACCCAATACAAAATAAGAAAAAGACATAAAGTATTTTAGCGGAAGGAGTTTACTATAATGCCGCATGGTAGGTTTAAAGATTATTACTACGAGAATTATGAAGATAAGATAAAAGAAAAAGAAAAAAGAAAGAATAGAAGAAAAAACAATAATAAGCATAAAAGAGAACATTTACGTAGATATTAATAGGAAGGGAGATATTAAAATGAGAAAGATAATGATAGGAGTTATAACGGTATTAATAATGTTGGTTTGTAATATAGCCATGGCTGCAGTATTAGTAGATAATAGTGATAATACTGGTTACGTTTATTCTGAGAAGGCTCCAGAAATTAAATATTTAATAAATAATTTGGATAAATTCTCCTCATATATAACTGTAGCAGTAATACACAGAAACGACTTTAATAGATTGACTTTAATCGGCGAAAATATGTTTAAGGAAGATAGTTATTACTATAAGTATGAAATATTAACAGGTGCTGGAGAAGTTCATATTTACATGTACAGAATGCTCGATGATGAGTTAGGAGATACACTGTTTATTAAATTAAGTAAAGAACAGATAGACGATATTATGCGTAATGTCAAACAGAAGAGCTCTTCAAAGAGTAAAACTGTTGATAAAGTAAGTATACAGACTGTCTCTAATTATTCCCAATTAGTTGCTAATATGAAGGGTAAAGACTATTACAGCTCGATCGCTATAATGTCTAGGTTAAGTAAAAATAATAATATAAGATACGCCATGGCTGCGTATCACCCCTGTCTGACCTTAGAAGAAGCAGTTAACAGAGATATAAACGAATATAATGCTACTGAAGTATATCGCAGCCTGTTACAACTGAGTAATTTGGCTAGTGTAGAATTCTAAATTAGATATTTACAAATTCCTTATATGTGTTATAATTATAATGTAAATAATAAATAAAGGAGTTGGAAGGAAATGGACGGAAAGCAGCTACTACTAGACGAAGGTTTAGAAGTTTTGGAAGATAAAGAATATATGGAATTATTAGAGAAGTTTTTGCTAGACTTTACAGACAATGTTAAAAATGGTAGAAGTATATTTTATTATATACAAAAAGAAAATGATACAAAATTTAGGATTTTATCCAGTATATGTTTTGAATCAATTGTAGCCGATGAATCTGCCGCGGTTTTTGATACACATGCCATTAAGGTAGAAATTAATAAATTTGGAGAATTCTCAGACAATGATTTGGTAGATATAGTAATAGATGAGATTGTGAGAAAAGTTGATAGGAACTTCGAAGTTAATGAAAAAATGTTGAGATATCTTGTTATAGGATTGTATAGTATAAAAGATGAAATTGTAAGAAAATTAAAATATTTATAAAATAAAGAGAGAGACCACAAGGTCTCTCTCAAATAAACTTTAATAATTATCGACATACCTGTGTATTGTACCATTTTTATCTATTATAATCTCAATACACTTTCCACCTGCAATATTATTGCTTATCAATATGTCTATGTCATTCTTAAGTTGTTTGAGTGCTATATTAAATATAGTGGGTTTTGAGTATATTCCAATCTCACTCCATATTCGTATCATTTTTTGTTGACGATCGCAGCATATTTCGTTCTTCTTGATATTATCGTTAATACGTCTTTTTTGGACTACTCTGTCCATAGAACCTTTTAGTTTTCTAGTACAATGCAATACTCCATTATATTCGATATAGATGGGGAATTCTTTAGTCTCGATTAACAAATCAATTTCATAAGGAGGGAATACATCTTTTAAGTTATGTTTTATTACATAATTGGGGTAATTTAATGTCAGAAAGGTGTAAATAGCTTTTTCAGTTTGGGAAGAAAATTCGTAATTTTTTTCGTTAATATCTTCATTAGTTTCTTCAATAAAACTTTTTTTACACTTTTTACTACAGAATTTTTTGGGGAGCTCATATTGCTTATAGAATTTCTTGAATGAGAGGGGTTTTCCGCAATAATAACAAATAGCGGGGTGGTGATCGTAGTTCTTCTTTAAGTCTTCAAGGAAGTCAAATTTAGTACTCACAAGACCAACTCCTAGTATGAAAGGATGGTAAATTATAATTATTCAAATTGATTATTGTTATTATTAATTTTATATTTATAAATATTGGTAAAAGGAGTGTTTAAAATTGTATAATATTACTAATCTTTACAGAGAGGTATTCGGTAAGCTATCACCGTTGAGAGAAAAAGATATCGATCATAATGCACAAGAAATACTTAAGATGAGGTATTATATGGATTTGCCAGATGGTGATAAGGAAAAAGAATATTCTCAACTTTGCCGACGTGTAGCTAAGGTAGTTGTTGCATCTGAATTCAAAGAAGATATGACTGCTGAAGATCTTAAACATCTAGTCAATATTGAAACTAATATATACAATGATATGATGAGCCATAGGTTCTTGTTTAATTCCCCGGCTTTATTCTCAGCAGGAGTTGGTATAAGTACCGATCCAAAATTGAGTGAATTATTATACAAGGATTTAAGAAATTCTACGATCGACGAGATAAAAGAAACATATAGAAAGATTAAGAGTAATTACAGCAAAAATCAAATGATGTTTGCTTGTTTTACTATAGATGTTCCAGATTCAATTGAAGGAATATTTGATAGTGTAAAGAATGCTGCTATAATCTCTAAGTTTGGTGGAGGAGTTGGAGCCAACTTTGGTAACCTAAGAGAAAAAGGTGCTTTAATAGCAGGTGGTTTGGGTGGTAAAGCTTCCGGGCCTATTTCATTCATGCAAAACTGGAATACAATGGGTTCAACTGTAGTACAGGGCGGTAAGAGAAGAGCTGCTTTAATGGGCATGCTATATTCACATCACCCAGATATAGAAGACTTTATTACAGCTAAAAGTGATAATAAAAGTTTAACATATTTTAATATTTCTGTAGCTATAGATGACAAATTTATGGAAGCTGTAAAGAATAATGATGAATACGAATTGATTTCTCCAGCAGATGGTAGAGTAGTAAGAAAGGTTAAAGCTAGAAAGATTTGGGATAAGATTTGTGAGAATGCCCACAGAAATGGAGATCCAGGAATATTCTTCATCGATACAGCTAATAAAGATAATATATTAAAAATGGATGAAAAATATTATATAGAATCAACGAATCCTTGCTTGACCGGAGATACATTAGTAATGACGACTGAAGGAGAGAAGCGTATAGATGAGATAACGACCGACGATTATGTAATTACATTTAATATTGAGACTAAAGAATTCGAGACTGAAAAGGTTGAATTTTACGGTTGTACTAGAAAGAATGCTAATATAATAAAAATAGAATTAGAAGATGGTAAAGTATTAAAACTAACTCCAGACCACAAAGTATATACTGAAAATCGTGGTTATGTAGAAGCAAGTAATCTTACTAAAAATGACACTTTAATCATAATAGAAGATAATGGTTTAACATATAATTTTACAGGATTAAAGGATATATCTAAAGCTGAAAATGAAGACGTCTATGATATAACAGTTAAAAAGAATCACAACTTTTTTGCTAACAGGATACTAGTACATAACTGTGGAGAGCAACCGTTACCAAATAACTCAAGCTGTAACCTAGGTTCGATAAACCTTTACGAATTTGTAGATGATTCAGGTGAATTTAATTATGAAGCATTTAAAGAACAAGTATTAAGATCTGTATATTATCTAGACTTAGTTATAGATGCTACTAGTTATCCATTAGAAATTATAGAAAGAAATACAAAGGATATACGACCAATTGGTCTAGGAATTATGGGATTAGCAGATGCTTGTATAAAAATGGGAATTAAATATGGCTCTGAAGAATTTGAAGATTTCGCCGATAAGATAGCAAAGATAATGGCTACGTATTCTTTGATAGGTACAGTATCTATGGCTAAGCTTAAAGGTCCATATCCACATTTCGATGCTCCAAAAGGAGAAAGAGCTTTCTTAACACAATTCGTTAAAGATACGGAAATTTCGATAGATAATATTGATGAGATAATTAAACGAATACAGGAAAATGACGAAATACCAATATCATTTAGAAATGCCATAGTTCATTATAAAGAAAGTTATATGGGTATAGATAAAGAATATATGGTTGGTTTGCTTAAATCAATATTCAGCACTACACCAAACAAAGATGGCTTAAGAAATTCAAGAAGATTGTCCATTGCTCCAACTGGAACTATATCATTGATATTAAATACCAGCTCAGGAATAGAACCTAATTTCCATTATAGATGGACAAGGCAAGTAACTGTAGAAGATAATAAAAAGCAGACATTAATGTATTACCACAGGCTATATAACAAAGAAAATGAAGAAAAAGGATTACTTATTAAAGCCCATGATGTAACTCCTGAACAACACGTTAAAGTTGTAGCAATATTTGCACCGTATGTTGATAGCGCTATAAGTAAGACAGTAAACTTACCGTCAGATGCCACAGTTGAAGACGTTAAGAAGGTATATGAAAAATGTTACGAGTATAAGATAAAGGGTATTACGATATACAGAGATGGTTCTAAAGATCAACCGATTAAAGGTGATATTGAAGAGGATAAGAAAGAAGAAAAGAAGGAGGTAATTAAAGACAATTATGGTAATAAAGTAAATAAAATAAGGATAAGACCAAGATTTATGAAAGGAGTTACTACTAAATCTGATTCACCGTATGGTTCTATATATGTCACAGCAAACTTTGATGATGATGGAAATATGTTTGAAACTTTTATATCTTCAGGTAAGTCCGGTAGTGTTTCAAAATCCATAACTGAAGCTTTGAGTAGAGTTATAAGTTTGGCATTAAGGTCAGGAGTTGATATTGAAGATTTAATAAATACGATAAGCAACATATCTGGTTCTGAAGTTTGGGTATATAATTTATTAGATGGAGAAGAGGTCGTAGTTAAGAGTATTCCAGACGCAGTTGCTAAGATGTTAAAAGATTTGAATACTTATTATAAGATGACTTTTAAGCATCGTGGTTGTGAGACTATAATAGATGCTACTTCAGTTAAAGAACAAATAAGTTCGGATGATAATAAATTTGGGCATTACAGGAATTGGTGTCCGGAATGCGGGGTTCAAATGATGCAGACATCTGGTTGTTCGGTTTGTCCAAGTTGTGGATTCTCAGATTGTAAATAATAATATGAAGGAGGAATAATGATATGGGTAGTAGAACAAAAAACCGCTCAGATAAGACACTTGATGGAAGGATAGCTAAGAAGATAAAGGAGATTGAAAATATTTTAGGTGAAAATGATGTAACATTGTTTCAATTCGCCGTAAGATTAGAGGCTATAGTAAAGCTTTTAATAGAAAAAGGATTGGTAACACAAGAAGAATTCCAAGAAAAAGCTGCTGAAGTATTTGATTTTTATAAGAGTAGTACAGCAGAAAACACGACCGATGAAATACAGCTGTAAATTATTTGCTAAAACTGAAGACCACCTTAATGGTGGTCTTTTTTTATTTGGCTATTTACAAATTTCTAGAATATGTTATAATAATAATGTAAATAATAAATAAAGGAGTTGGAAGGAAATGAATAGGAAGGAAACAGTAAACACATTATCTTATTTGATAGTATTAATAATAGCCTTTTTACCAATGCTTATGGTAGCATTGTGGTTGAGTACTCATTATCCATGGCCGCATCATGGAATATTTAAATATTTCGTTATAACATCTGCTGCGGTTATAACCCATTATATTTGGGTTAAGTTTTTGAGGTTTTTAGTCTTACATAAGGAATTATAAAATGATTTTAAATTGTAAAAGATTAAAACAACCCTAGATTAATCTAGGGTTAATATTTTATTTTTGACTTTTTGATTATTTACAAATGTTAAAGTTTGTTGTATAATTATAGCATTGATAAGTTATAAATAATACATTTAATATTTTCGGAGGTATGTAATGGGAAGAAAGATAAATTTTCTACCGACAAAAGTAAAATATAATACTAAGGATAAGACGATTAGTTTGTTTTACAGAAAAAAGAATACCAAAAAGCTTTTCAAAGCAACCATTCCCTTTGACCACTATATATTTGTATCCGATACTTATAGGAAGTATGGAAATACAGATGTTATATATAAACACCTATATACTGGTAAGCCTTTAATAAAAGCATATTTAGATCCAAGGGAAGCTTATAACATATATAAAGAAAATAAATACGAACATGCTGAGGCGGATGTATCTCCTGAGCAACGTTTTATGTGTGATTCATTTTATGACGTTGAATTTCCAAGTAATATATTACCTAGAATATTTTTTCTAGACATAGAAACTTATGTAATGGACGGTAATTTGCCAAGCTTTAAACATAATATAGCTGATATAAATGCCATTACTATTTACGACAACTATACTGAGAAATTTTATTGTTGGTTTTTACTTAATGATGATACTGTGAAAAAATCAAAGACTACTAGAAAAGAAGTAGAAAAGACGATTAAAGAATATGGTGAGGCTGAATTATATTTCTTTGATTCACCTAAAAGTTTATTAGAATCATTTGTAAACTTTTTAATTAAGAATGTACCAGATATTATAACTGCTTGGAACATCAAGTTTGACATTCCATATATTTGTAGAAAGATAATAGATTATCTAGGACTGGATACATTAAAGAAAATAAGTCCATTTAACTATGTCAGCAGTAAGATTACTTATGCTTTAGATAATAATGAAAACTTGGAATTGACTTCAATCATTCCCGGTATCGATATTATAGATATGCTGACATTATATAAAAAATATTCATCTTCTGAAAAACCATCGTATGCTCTTAAATACATCGCTGAAGAAGAGTTAGGAGAATCAAAGTTAGTCAATGGTGCTGACGACGATGAATTCATGGATACTTCAGAGCTGTATATTAAAGACTTTGTTAAGTTTTGTAAGTATAATATACAAGACGTTCGATTACTAGTAATGTTGGAAGATAAATTAAAGATACTTAATCTAGCTGTTACCATAAGAAACATTGCTAAAATAGATTTTCAGGATATTTTCTTTGAGACCAGAATTATAGATAACATATTATTGATGGAAGCAGTGAAGAGAAGAGAACATGACAATTGGTTGTATGCACTACCATCAAAGCCTCTGCATTCAGAAAAGGCTAAATATCTTGGAGCTTATGTTAAGCCACCTATAAAAGGTTTATTCAAATGGGTATCAGACTTGGACTTTAAATCACTATATCCATCTATAGTAAAGACTTTCATGATTTCGACTGAAACACTGGTTGGTATAGTTAATTGTTATCAACAAATAGTTGCTTACACATTGGCTAAAAATTTTAATATAGATGATTTAAATAAGATAAAAGAAGATTTATTACCTAAATATCTACAATATGATTTTAGACTATTAAAAGATATAGAACAAACAGGTGGTAAGATAGATTTAAATGAGATAGATAAAAAGCCTTTGGATATTGAAGTAGAATATTACGATTTGTATAAGAATAAAAAATATCCCAGGTCATTCAATAATTTAAAAGAATTCAGGAAATGGTTAAAAGAAAAGAATTTTTGTATGTTACCTAATGGTCTTATAGTAGACCAAAATAAAGATGATGCTATCATAGCTAAGATTATCGCAGACATCATGGAATCACGCGAAAAGTATAAGAAACTAATGTTTGTTAATCTCAAAAAAGGTAATCACGATTTATATAATGTATATAATATATATCAAACAGCTGTTAAAATTGTCAACAACTCAGTATACGGAGCAACGGCTAGTGAAAGATTTAGAATGTTCAACATTAAAATATCAGAAGGTATAACGACTAGTGGACAGCTTATAATAAGAAGTAGTACTAAAATACTTAACGATTTTCTTAACAGTAAATGTAATACTGAAGGTAAAGATTTTGCTATAACTAATGATACTGATTCAATAATATTCACACTACAGGACTTGGTTAAATATCCACCTTCAACACGTGATCCGAAGATATTGGAAGAAATATCTAATGTATCTAAGGAATGCCAAGACTTTATAAATAAGTCTATGATATGGTTATGTAAGAATTGTTTCTATAAGACCAATGTAAATACTTATAATAATTATTTAATAATAAAAAATGAATGGTTAGCAGATACTGGAATATTCGTTGCTAAGAAAGCTTATGCAATACACATTATATTCAATGAAGGCGTACCAATAGATAAACTTAAATTTGTAGGAATATCGCTTAAACGTTCAAGTACTCCTAAAGCTTTTAAACCATTTTTAGAAAAAGTGCTAACTAGTATATTACAATTAAAAGATAAGGAGTACATTGATACATTAATAGTCGAAGAATGTGATAAGTTGAAAAACGAATATGATGTATCTGATATAGCATTACCAATATCTGTAAATAATATAGATAGTTATACTAAGAATTTACCGGTACATATAAGAGGAGCTAGATTATGGAATGAATATTTTGCAGTTAAGAAAAGCGATAGAATTCAAAGTGGTAAAGTTAAATATGTGTATGTAAAGAGTTGGAATCCAGAGATTTTGAATGAATTGAATAAAAATAAAGAATATGTAATATCTGTTCCTGATGGTAACAACTATTGGGAATTAGTAAAGAAAAATATTGTTGTGGATTATGATAAGATGAAAGAAAGATTGATTATTAAACCAGTTAAAGCTTTTTATGACGCATTAAATTGGAATTTACCGTTTGAAGCGCTATCTAATAATAGTGGAGTATTTAATAAATTAGCTAGAAATAGCAAGAAAAATAATATCAGGAAGTCAAAATTAAAATTAATTTAGAAGAAGGAGAGATAAAATAATGAGTAATACAAAAAAGTTTATAGTACATGAAGACAACTTGCTGTATACCTCTCATGGTCCAATAATAATGAAAGAGCTGTATAGTATATATATTGCAAATAAGTTAGACAAGAACATAGTAGTTGCAGGGTTAGAGAGGCAAGGTGAAATAAGGTCAAAGATATTAAGTATCGAAAAGATAGATGCTGCAGTAGGAATATCGTTAAGAGTTTCTGGTGTAGGTTTGAAACCTAGAGATATTATCGTATATCCAAACCAATTTTATTCTATTTATGACACTAGCTTTAATCCTATTAAATTAGAAGAAGTAAAGGTTAACGATAAACTTCTTACTGCTAACGGCTATTTAAACGTAGATTATATACACATAAATGATGAAGAGAATATATATACATATTATATATTGGAATTGGAAGAGCACATGACTAGTCTATTAGTAGATAGTATAGCATTAGTTAAAAATCCAGAAGCTCCTAAAAAGAAGAGAGGACGCAAGAAGAATAAAGACGAAGTTGATTTTTTTCAAAGTCGCTGAGCTCTATAGCTCAGTTAAGGAGGAAAATTTTTATGCCTTATATAAGAATATATGATCCAAAGGAAGTTAGACATAGGAGATTATCGCCACATTTTAGTGCAATAGAGTTTGCGTGTAAACATTGTGGCAAGTTAATTATTAATGATGAATTGGTATGTAGATTTGAGCAATTACGTGAAGCTATAAAATCTCCTATTAAGATAACTAGTGGTTTCAGATGTTTAGAACATAATAGACAAGTTGGTTCGAAAGATACTAGTCTGCATGTTAAAGGAGATGCAGCAGATTTTGTTACTTTAAGAAGTTTAAAAGGTATAGATGTATTATTTAAAACAACGGAAATATTTAATAGAGTTGGTTATTATCAATCTAGTAATGATCCTAACAGGGCATATATACATGCAGATTTAGGTCCTAAACATTTATATTGGTTATCTTATTATGACGCAGTTAAAAGAAAAAGGTTATATATATATTATAATAGTTTAGAACACATGTTATCAGCTATGAGAAATGATAAAAAAATAAATTGGTTAAGTTTGGTGATATAATATGGCTGAGATAAATTTTAATGAATTTTTCCACCAAACTCTTGATAAAGAACTTTTACGTCAATATGTAGATGAAATAATAGACATGTATGGTATACCATGTAAGCATAAAAAATGGATAGGCAATCAAGCAGTACTAGATCCTCTTTATCAAGACCAGATAGTCTTAGATGATAGTGAAGATTTATATGATGTAAGTAATACTTATGTATATGTTGACTATCAAAGATTCAACGAAGTGCTTAAGTCCTATGGCCAGAGTATAGAGACAAATACATCTATTAATGGTATGATGAAATTTTCAGATGCACCTAAAGAAGGAGATATTATTGAACTTAAATTGCCTTATGACGATGTTTTATACAAGTTTAAACTAGGTAGTACCGATATTCATAGAGATATATGTTATAGTGTAGTACTAAATATCATGTACGAAGATAATAATTAATTAAAGGGAGTTATCAGCGATGGAAAAAGAAAATGTTAAGAGCTTGTTTGATAAGCTTATAACATTATTAAAATTTAAGAAGAATCAGAATGCTATATATTTCAGAGTAGTTGAAGACTTTTTTGATAAAGAATTCAATTTTACTGTACAAAAGAAAGCAATGTTGTTATTTTCAGAAGTTCCAACTAATAATGAAGAAACTGTTTTCATTTCTGTGATTTATGATAATATAGATAGTCAACTACCCACCACCTATAGAGGTGGGGGCTTGTAGAAAAAGCCCTAGTTGACTACCCTCAGCCACTGAAATGGCTACGTTAGACTGGTCACGACACCCTGAAATGCTGCTCAAGTTTCAGGCTCTGTCGTCTGTCATTAAACAGTCCTGAGGGGTAGGGACAGTGTGGCAGGCATAACAAGCCAGTCTAACATTGGGGATGAGCATCTTACAGGGTTTCCCTGACTTATCGTCAAAAGACGATTGGAGGTAATTGTATGGTCTATGTTATTTCAAAAAACGGTAAACCACTAATGCCTACCAAAAGGCACGGCAAAGTGAGAAAGCTTTTAAAGCAGGGGCTTGCAAAAGTTGTTAGAAGAGAGCCCTTCACAATTCAGTTGTTGTATGATGCAACGACATACACACAGCCAGTAACTGTTGGTATTGATATTGGCTCAAAAGTAGTTGGTATTTCAGCAATAACAGAAAAACAAGAACTACTCAGTATGGAAGTAGAACTGCGACAATATATAAAGAAGTTATTATTGAAGAGAAGAGAGTATAGAAGAAACAGAAGGTACCGTAAGAGAAGATATAGAAAACCAAGATTTTTGAACAGGCGTCGATACAAAGGATGGCTTGCACCAAGTGTT